CCAGAGTAAGTTACATTCACTCGTGTCTTAGGTTTTATATAATTGAACAAATGTCCAAGAGATAATCCACCATCATGTGGATTGGGTGGCACAAAAATTGAGTTGTTATATTTTTGTTTTATTTTTTCGTTTACTAAAACATTGAGCGCACATCCACCTGTCAGTATAATTGGAATGTCTGTAATGTGTCTTTCTAAATTACTCAATAATTTATTCGCAAAGTTTTTTTGTGCTGTTGCTGCAATATCAACGTCTAATTTAGATTGTCTATCAACTTTACCATATGCAGATAATCCCATCATCTTTCCAGCATACTCTCTCCTTGTCTTACTATTATTAACAATGTCTTTGATTCTTGAAGCAGACTTCCAATATTCTCTACCTCCTTCATATAATAAAAATTAAAGGACTGCCCATCACCTCCACCGTCATAAGATACAATTAATGCTTCTCGATATGGAGATTGATAGTATGCACAATAAGCATGATTATCATGATGATTAGATATTGTTTTTACTTCTCTAGTATTAAAAACCTGATACACAACATCAGGCACCCCTCTTCTTTTCCATCTTGCATCTATCAATAAAGTATCATAATCATTTTCTGTCCAGTTTACTTCTTTTGAACTAAATCTGTGTGCGTTATCTTGACACACAATAAGGGTAGATTTCCGGTTAATGTATGCTCCATCGACAACGTCGTCACCACATAAGTCAGGATGATTCACTATCGTATCAATACCAACCTCCTGTAAAGCAGACCAGATTTCTCTATGTTCTTCGTGTGTATCTGCCTTCACTTCAGGAACAGAACCGAAAAGAGATGACAGAGTGATGAGAGAACCGAGAATGATTTGTGATGGTTTGTTCATAATGATTAACCAGATGATGTTATTATATGATAAAAAAAGGAGGGATTTAACC